GCCCAAGACCTACATCGTTGCCGAGATCGGCATTAATCACAACGGCAGTATCGAGACGGCGCTGGAGCTGATGCGCACGGCCAAGGCGTGTGGGGCCGATGCGGTGAAGTTTCAGAAGCGGACGGTGGAGGTGTGTTATACGCCGGAGGAGTTGGCGCGGCCACGGGACTCTCCGTTTGGGACGACGAATGGGGACTTAAAGCGGGGGTTGGAGTTGGGGCAGGCGCAGTATGAGCGGATTGCGGCAGAGGCGCAGCGGTTGGGGCTGGACTGGTCGGCGTCGGCATGGGATGTGCCCTCGGTGCATTTCTTGGCGCAGATGGGGGTGCCGTGGATCAAGGTGCCGAGTGCGTTGGTGACGAATACCGAGGTATTGACGGCCTGTGGACGCACGGGGATTCCGGTCTGGCTCAGTACGGGGATGAGTACGCAGGAGGAGATTGAGGCGGCGCTCGCCAGTGTGGAGCCGTCCGTGATGTTGCATTGCCATAGTGCCTATCCCAGCCCGATTGACGAATTGAATCTCAAGTATCTCTTGGAGATGCAGTGGACGCATTTCATCCGGTATACCATCGGCTATTCCTCGCATAGTACCTCCCCCTGGCCCTGCTTGATGGCGGTGTGCCTGGGGGCACAGGTGGTCGAGGCGCATCTGACACTGGACCGCACGATGTTCGGCTCCGATCAGGCGGCGTCGTTGGAACCGGCGGCGTTCAAGAAGTTGGTGGAGGAGATTCGCACGTTTGAACGGGCCTATGGCGACGGCATCAAGCGGGTGTGGGACTCCGAGTTACCCGCCAAAGCCAAACTGCGGAGGCCCGCATGAGCCGCGTGGTGTATCTGGACGGGAAGTGGGTCAAGGAACAGGACGCCAAGCTCTCGATCTACGACCTGTCGGTGATGCAGGCGGCGGCGGCGTTTGAAATGACCCGTTCATTCCACGGGGAACACTTTAAGCTGCGAGCGCATCTGGAGCGATTGCAGCAGTCGTGTCGCCTGTTGTCGCTGTCGTTCCCCTGGACGCTCAAGGAAGTCGAGCAGTGGTGCCTCGAAACCTCGGCCCAGAACGACCATGGCCCCGGCGAGGAGCATCGGCTCCTGATTGTCGTGAGCCCCGGTTGTGCGCCGATGTACAAAGAGTTGAAGGGCGTGATTCCCCATCCCTTTCTCTACATTGCCGACTTTCCCTTGCGCTATACCGTCAAGGGATTCGGGACGTATTTCACCGACGGGGTCCACTGCGTCACCAGCCCGATTCAGCAAGTCCCCGACGCCTGCATGCCCTCAGCGGCCAAGCACCGTTCCCGCTTGCATTTTCACTTGGCCCAGCAACAGGCCCCGCCCGGCACCTGGCCGCTCATGCGCCGAGGCGGGGACTTGCATTATTGCGAAGCCCCAGGAGCCAATCTCGCCTATGTCCGTCACGGCGAAGTCGTGGTCGTGCAGGATTCGGCCTTGCCGGGTATCTCGCTCCAGACGGTCCAAGCGTTCACCCGTGGCGCGGTGGGGTCGCTCTACCCCGATATGCGCATGACGGAACTTTGGCTCACCGGCACCCCCTTCTGTATGCTGCCAGTGGTGTCATTGGATGGCAGGCCCATCGGCAGTGGCAGACCAGGCCCGGTGTTTCAGCAGACGCTCAAGATGTGGAACGATCTCGTCGGCCTCGATATTGCGAAGCAGATACAGGGATGGGATGGGGAGAAGATGTGAATGGGCACGCGGCCCGGCTCGTGGTGGCTCTTCTGCCTTCTGCCCACCTTTACCGGCAGGCTTTCGGAACCGCGTCCGCCAGCGCCCCTAGTATACCATGAAACACGGAGTCTGACAAGATGTTGTACGGACTGACCCACATCAATATTGAATTGAACTCGACCTGCGATAAGGGCACCCTCTGCGCCTTCTGCGGGCATCAAGATCCAGCCATCCACCCGACTCGACGCGATGGCGAAATGTCCAAGGCGTTGCTTGCTGACCTCGCGGCAGACCTGGAACCGTTGGGTAAACACCTGGTGGTGCAATTCCATCGTGACGGCGATCCGCTCGCGGCCTCCACGCTCGGCTGGGCCTTGCAGGTCTTTTCCGCCAATACCCGTTCATTGGTGACACACGGCGAGGGTTTGGCGCGTCGGGCCGACGAGATTATTCGCCACTGCGAAGCCGTGACGGTCAGTATCTTTCGTGGCGACCCTGACCGTGACAAGCAAGTCGCGGCCTTGACGGAGTTTGTGAAGCTGCGGGCGCATGCACTGCCGCAAGTCTACTTGAAAGTCGTAGGAGGGATGTCCGATGGCGACTTTGAGTGTTATGCAGGTCTGGGTCTGCCTGTCCTGTCACGGCGTCTGCATCTCCCTGAATCCAACCGCCGCTACACCGGCGGCCTGCCCCCGATGCCGGAGCACGGGTTGTGCCTTGACCTACTGTCACACCCAAGTGTGGCCTGGGATGGACGGGTCTATGTTTGTAACCGACTGGATGCGACAGGACGAGGCTGCATCGGAGACTTAAAACACGATACGCTGGATCAGATTTGGAACGGCCCGATTCGGGCCAAGATGCTGCTCGCGCATCGGCTGGGGCAGCGTGCCGAGGTGCCCGCCTGTGCCACCTGTACCTATTACGGAGTCCCCGCCACATGAGACGCCTCAAAATCATCGCCCTGGTGCAAGCTCGCTTGGATTCCACGCGATTGCCGCGCAAGATCGTCCGCCCCTTGGCGGGCTATCCGATGCTCTATCAACTCTGTGAACGCTTGCAGCGCACGCCGTCGATTCATAAGGTCGTGGTGATTGCGCCGCAGAAGAACAAACCCTATCTGCAAAACCTCGTCCCGGCGAAGGTGCAGGTGTTGGGGCCGCGCACCCATGAGGACGACCTGGTCCGGCGGCATCTGATGGCCGCGCAGTATTGCCATGCCGACATCATTGTGCGGGTGCCGAGTGATAATCCCTGCGTGGACCCGGAGCATGTTGAGGAGGCGATTGCGTCGTACCGCAACTTTCCCTGGATCTTCTATTCCAACACCTCGGTCCGCCTCAATACCGGCGTATGGCTCGATGGGGTGGGGGCGGAAGTGTTCTCCTACTCGCGCCTCCAATGGCTTGACCGGATGGCCACGACTCCCGCCGAGCGCGAACACCCCCATCTGGTGTTCCAAGAACTCGGCTTGATTCCGTGGTACGCCGACTGGAAGGCCACGGGCGGCGGGGCCACGCTGCGCCTCGATGTCAATACGATGGAGGACTACGCCTTTATCAATGACGTCTACCAACACTTCGGCCACAATCGGTTTACGACGCAGTACGTGCTGGAGTGCCCGCTGGTAAAGGATCGGCTCTATGCCCAAGCCTGCTGAACTCAAAGAACTGCAACGCTGGATTCTCGACCCGCTCTATTGGGCCGAGAAGTTTCTGTCCACGCCGGACAAGCCCTACATTGCCTCCAAGCAACAGCGTGACGGCTGGGAAGCCTATCGCCGGATTTTGACGGCCAAGTACAAGCGGGCCAAGGGTGCGCCGATGACGGAGCAAGAAAAGTCCGACGCCAGGAAGATCGGCGTGTCGATCATGTCGGGCCACGGCACCGGCAAGGACGCCTTCAGCGCCGCCGTGGGCCTGCATTTTCAAATGACGCAGATTGAACCCAAAGTCATCGTGACCGCGCCTGCGGGACCGCAGTTGTTTACCGTCATTTGGCCGGAGTTCGGCAAGTGGATCAACCGCAGCCCGTATCTCAAAGAGTTGTTTGAGAAGGATACCAACAAGGTCTATCTCAAAGAGCGCGGGGGCACGGAATACTTCATCAAGCCCCGGACGATTCAACCCAACGCCGGACCGGACGAGCAGGGCGAAGTCTTGGCCGGGACACACAGCTACAGCGTCATGTTCATTTGCGACGAAGCCTCGGACATTCCGCAACCCACGTTCAAGCCCATCGAAGGCGGTATGACCGACCCCGTGTCCATCGTGGTTATGATTTTCAACCCGACCAAGCGCAACGGCTTTGCGATTGAGTCGCATACCAAGAACCGCGAGGACTGGTTGTGTTTGCAGTGGGACGCCGAAGCGTTGCGTGAGGAGAAGCTCGCCAATCCATCGGCGTTCTTCTGGTTTGACGAGCAGGCGCAGGAACGCTTGGCCCGGAAGTATGGCCGCGACAGCGACTTCTACCGTGTGCGTGTGCGCGGGTTGCCACCCAAAGCCGCACCGGACGTACTCATCCCGTTCGATTGGGTGATGCGGGCGGTGGACCGGGCCAAGGCCGGTTCGTATATGGAGTTGCCGAACGACCCGCTCACGATTGGGGTGGATGTCGGCGGCGGCGGGGAAG